AAAAAGATAGTATATCATTTGATAATAAAAATTTAACTATTTGTGCCAAAATTGAAAAAATATAGAATTAATTATCTATAAATGATTGACCATTTTCTAAATTTTTAACATTTTCTAAATTTTTAATCTTTTCATTTAATGTATCAATATTTTCACTTAATTTAAAAATATCCATTCTATTTCTATCAATAGTTTGATTCATCCTTTTATTTTCAGTTATCAATGATTTTAAATTTTCACATAAAAGAATCATAAAAAAATCTCCTTTTAAAAATCTTTTACCATCTTTATTTAAATAAGTATATTCATTGGGTATTATATTATCTGCATTTTGTTCTATTTTAAGATTATATTCTGATTTTTTCTTTTTTCTAAATATTTTTAGTTTAGATTTTTTCTTTTTTCTAATATTTCTATATCTAACACATCTAATATTGTCAATTATATATGATGTATTAGATAATTCTTCATCGATATGTTGTAATAAAGGACTTGAATCTATTGTAAAGACCTCCATTATATTATAAAAATAAAATAAATGAAATAAACAATTATAAATATATAAGATTTATAAAATAATATATTTAATGGATAGTATCGTAAAAAAAGAATATACTAATTCTGAATCTAATTCTGAATCTAATTCTGAATCTAATTCAATTCTAAATATGATATCAAATATAATGTCTGATAAAACATTTAGACAAATATTTGATGAACATTTTAATAGTTGGGATGATATCAAAGCTATATTAATGATTATGAAAGTTTATCAATTAATTGAATCAAAATGTAACGAAAAGGGTATTAAACCTACCAGTGATGATATAGTATTTGCAATTAAAACTTCAATGAATAATAGTTCGCTTCGAAGTATAATTAGAGAAGATATGTCTAATTTTATAAATAGTGATAAAGATTTCAAAAATGGAAATCTTGAACAATTAATAAATATTACAAGTGATGAAGTTATAACAAATAAAATGATAAAAGATAAGTAAATTTAATATATTCTTTTATTTGTCATTTGTTATTTGTTATTTTTCATTGATTTTATATAATAGTGTTGGTTCATACCAGCGTGTTTCACTATTTAATTCAAATCGCATCTTAATCTCTGGAATATATATACTTGTCGCCATAGGTAAAGGATAATGTCTGCTATATTTCTCTACATATTTCTTTTTCTCTGGAAATTTCCAATTTATAGAATATTTATCTTCTGAAAATTTCTTTTTCTTCTTATGTACGATTTCTTCTGTTGTATAGTCTGGAACATATTCATTATCATTATTATCATTATTATCATTATCTGAATGTTTGGGAATACCTGCTTCAATTAATTCATGAACATTACTCTTATTTAATAAACAATGTTTATTTCCTCCACTTTTTACAACAATATCATCTGAATAAAAATATTTCCGTAACATTGGTTTATCCCAATTGAAACCTTTAAAACCTGATTTACAATGTTTTTTATTAATATCATTCGTGTCATTTTCATCATCACTATGACATAGTTCTTTATTAATTGAAAAAATTTTATTTACAGTATTTTTTTTATATGTTATACCATCAACTGTGTATGGACTTGAAAATGTATTAGGTAAAACAGCGCTATAATATTTTGTCCAGAATGAACTACCACTGAATTTATTATCTATATTATATTTTACCATAATAAGATAATTGTACCTTAGTTAGAGTAGTAACTTGTCTTTATACTTTCAAGTAAAAAATTATAAATTTAAAATCCTAAATTTATTAAATGAATAAATTCCCAATTAAATCATTTGACACGCCATTGTAGCAAGTCTATCTGCTTCTTCATTTCCAATTATACCTGAATGTCCTTTAACATGTGTAAATTTAACACGTCTTTTCATATTAGAAAGAAGTTCCATAGTTGGAATAATTATATCAAGATTATGAGGTGTTTTACCGTCATTTTTTTTCCAATCATTATTTTTCCATGTTTTACCCCATTTTGTAAGTGAATTGATTGAATATTGAGAATCAGTCAATATTTGATATTTTTTACCAACAAAATGTTCTTGTGCAATTAAAAGTGCTTCTTGTATAGCTTTCAACTCTGCACGTTGGTTAGTATAGGGTGGAGTATCAAGTATTTTACTTACATTTAAATCTTTCATATTTGGAAAGTGTATTCCAATTCCTGCAACTTTACTATTAAATCCATTTTTAGGGCAACTACCATCAGTATATATATGTATATGAGTATCAAGATGTTGTTGTACACCTATATCTATATTACAATCACTTTCGCTTTTAGAATTATTTTTATACCATGGTTCTCCTAATTTAAATGCAAAATCATTTAGGTTGGTTTGTTTTGTTATCTTATCTTTTTGTTGAATATCTAAATATGATTTATTATTTTCTAAATTATTCAAAATATCAAATGAATTTAGATAATCTTTAGCATCATCGATATTTTTAAATTTTCTATATTTAGCACCAGAAAACCCCGATACAACTTTCGATACTAAATCCCAAGATTTATATATACCCGGACGCATACCTACTGCTACAGCATAGAACATTGCTTATATTATATAATATAAGCGATATTTCAATTTTAAATCAATCCAATTTTGGAAAGTGTATGTTTATTATTTAAAAGTCCTATATTTAATGATTCTATATCATATTTTTCATCTTCCATATAACTAAATTTATCAATCTTTTTTGTTTCTGATTTATTAAATATCATATCGTATGTTTTACTATCAAATATCATTTGTCCCTTATCAATTAATTTTTGAGTAACACCTTTTTTACTACTTAAAATCCATTTACCGTTTTCTGATATCATAACATATGGTTCTTTCTTATTTTGGACATATACATTCATATTTTCAATATGTTCGGGGTTACAATGAATACTTGCAATTAATTTGGGAATTATTTCATTGGGATATCCTGTTAGTAATTTCTTAATAAGTTTTTCATTTATAAAATCTAGATTTTCATTTCCAAATGTATTAATTTGTATATTTGTAAATTTTCTATTATCATTAATTACATTATTAGTAGTAGTTGTTGTTGTTGATTGTGCATCTTTTAATTCATCTTTTAATTGATCTCTTTCAGCTTTTAATTCATTATATTTTATTTCAAGTTCTTTCAAATAATTTTTATTTTTAATATCTTGTTCAAGTTTTATTTGACAAATTTTAAAATGACGTTTTAAACTTGAAATTCGTGAAAAAATACATTTACACCACTGACAAATTATTTGTTTATCAGTTTTCATACTGGAAATAGGATTGGTATTTTGTAAAAAAGTTATTTCATTGTGTTCGGTATTTAACGAAAGTTCGGTGCAATTTGGTGCACCAAAGTGCTGTGAGAGTGCTGTGAGAGTGCTGTGAGAGTGCTGTGGCGGTGCAAAAATTCCAACATTTTCATTATAATCTACATTGTTACCATTTTGTGGTTTCATATTATTTTTTTTACACGGAAATTTACGATTTTGGTGCCGTTTGTAGTCAACACAATTTGAAGTCAAGTAATTACACCTATCGCATTGATACAAGACCATATAATTATACATTATATAATATATTAGTTTTTTAAGTCAAAATCATTGATGGGATTTTTGAAAAATTCCAAGAAATTCCAAGAAATTCCAAGAAATTCCAATGTCATTTTTTCCAACCTCTACCATACCATATTATGGTTTCTATGAATTTTTTTCCAACATTTTTTGAGACTGAGTCAGTCTGGGACATTGGAATTTCTTGGAATTTCTTGGAATTTCTTGGAATTTTTTTTCCAAGAAAAAAGGGGGGGGGAACAGGGTTTTTTAGAAAGTTCATGAAAATATTTTTTCTACATGAAATTATTTTTTTTCGAAAACTTTTTAAAATTTAATAATTATAAAAATTTGATAACTTCCGGTTAACTAAAAATAGTTTATATTAGGTAAATTGCAAATATAATTCTATTTAATTTAAACATCTGCAAAATTAGTAAGATTATTTTCATAAATAGAAATCAAGAATTCCTGTGATATTGGTTCTTCTCTGAAATTACCATAATAACAGAATGATGATGGGTGAAATTCTTCAAATTTATATTTAGACCATGGAGTTAGTCGCCATCGAGTAATCGCGTGAGAAATTCGAAAACCATCTATTTTAGATTGCCAATTTAGTATTTTAACAAATTTGATTGCTTGTTCATCACTGAACATACATTTTTGTGGAATATGTTTTTCGATATCAAAATCATCGAATTGAGAGTCGTAATTAACTATTTCTGTTAATTCAGTGCGACAAAATGGACATTCATATGTATCATCTTTTGTGAAACAATCAGAACACATTATTGTATGTCCACACGGAATAAATCTGATATTTCTCTTATTTTCATAACAAATATTGCATATATTTTCATTATTTTCATCATCATCACATTTAATTGTAGATATATTTGAAGGTAACATAGGAAGTTTATTAGTTATTCGAAGTAAGTTATGAATTTTATAAGAAATCTGTGTTCCTGTCATTAAATGAGTACCCATTAAATTAAATGAAAGTGATTTACATATATTATCAAATATATCTGATGGAAATATTTTATAATTATTCTCTTTCCAAAACTTTTTCATATCTAATTCATATTCTTTCGGAGGAGATATATTTTTAAATTTATAGAAACAACGCGAACACATAAATAAATTATAATTTGTTCCATAAAACTTTTGACATTCTATACATTTTGATTTTTGATTATAAAGAATTTTTTTTGTAAAATCAGAAAATCTTTGAATTACTTCTGTCATTATATAATTCAAAACTTGCAAAAATCAATTTTTAAATACAAATTAAAATTTTATTAAAAATAATAACCATTTAAATGTATATTAGGTATATAAACAGTAATATTGCTATGATTAATATCGACGAACTTAAAAATGCCATTATACGCATAATAACAGATGGTGATATTGACATTGATTTGTATGATTTAAATGACACATCTGTAATGATTTGTGATATTATAAATTGTATGGATGAAACGTTAAATATAATTCCCGAAGAAGTCATTATGTGTATTAACAAAATATCCGAAGATGCCGAAGATCTATTAACTGATTTAATTGAAGGAGATGTCAAATTAGATTCTGATATTATAGTCCCAACCGCTGTGGGGTTAACTAAAATACCAGAAACTATAATTCAGAAAATATATGATAATATGAATTCTTCGCAAAATTATGAATATGAAATGGGAATCCCAGGTGAAGATATATTAATAGAACGTGTTATAGCTCTTTCTCAATTACCAAAATCCGAACAAAAGAGTGCAGCTTGGTTAGAAGAAAGAACTCGAATGGTTACAGCAAGTGAATTGGCAACAGTCGTGGGAATGCGAAGTTTTTTCAAAAATAAAAGAGAATTGATGACAAATAAAGCAAATCCATCAAAGGGTTGGTCTTCGACAGCAATGGATCACGGAAATAGATATGAAGAAGTTGTATGTCGAATATATCAAAAAAGGACTGGTGTTAAAGTTAATGAATATGGTTTGATTAAACACCAAGGTGGAAATGGAATTGAACCGTTAAAATTAGTAGGTGCATCACCTGATGGAATTAATACATTTGGTCGTATGCTTGAAATCAAAGTTCCGCTATCACGTGTAATTACTGGTGTTATATCACCGTGTTATTATGCTCAAGTCCAATCACAAATGGAGTGTTGTAATTTATGGAAATGCGATTTTGTAGAATGTACTATTCGCGAATACTTTAATATTAATGAATTTAACGAGGATTGTATGGAAGATATGGATGAAAATGATGAAAGATATACACATTTGACTTCTAAAGGTCTTGAAAAGGGATTAATTCTAGTAATATATAATCGAAAAACTGGACTTGAACATTATTATCCTGGAGTGCACATATCATATGAACGTGCTATGAAACGAATTGAAAAACGAAAGAAAAAAATGATAAAACAAGATAAAGATTATAAAATAGAGAGTTTTAAAATAGTATATTGGAGAGTAGAAGTATATTCGCAAATTACAATTGATAGATCACCAAATTGGTTTTTAAGAAATTTCCATCATATCGAAAAGTTCTGGCGAGAAATGAGATACTTAAAAGAAAACAATGAACTTAAACCACCATCACCAGTTTTTAAGACTACCGAATCGGTAGGTGTTTGTCTAATAGATTAATTTAATTGTAATTAATTCAAGATATAATAAATATAATATAATAATAATAAATGTTAAATATTCCATATTTACCTCAAGATATAATAGATATTATAGTAAGTTATCTTGATATAGACAGTCGAAGACTTCTCGGTGTTTATAAAAAGATAAATTTGGAAAAATATAAATCAATTGAGAGTGTATTGAGAACTCCATCAGACAAATATATTGAACATTATAAAATATACAATTTACCAAATTTGGTTGATATTCCTACACGCAAAATCCAACCGATTGATAATGATGAAATATATATATGTGTCATTGTTCGAGAGAATGTTGTTAAATATGATTTTGGGATGTATCGTTTAAGAAAGAAGACAAATGAATTTAATTCCAAACAAACAAAAAATATATTTTGGAAAGGAAATATGGATGATTATTATTGGGATTGGATTGATTATCAATTCTCAAATTATTAAAAATTGAAATTAAATTATATTATAGTAGTTAATTTAAATGATAGACAGTAACAAAGACAGTAACAAAGACAGTAACAAAGAAGATATTAAACATTATGTATTTTATTGTTACAATAGAACTATTTTAGAAAAATTTGAAACTGATGAATGTGATATATGTAATCATAATGAAACCAATGATGGGCACGAAATTGATAATGATGATTTAGATATTAGATTTTATACTAAGCGGAAATTCGATGCATATTTACGACCATCGACACGTGAGCATTTTGATGGTATGAATGGTATATATGCACTGGTAAATCTGTGTTTATGGAATGAAATGGATGTTAAATATCAAAATTTGGATGATGATGAATATGTTGAAGATGCATCTGATGATGAATTGATTTGTTATGTAGATGGAAATGAAGTTAATGGGTTTGATTATTTAAAAAAGAATAATATTCATTTGAATTTCGTTGAAGATGGTTGTACAGATTCAGGAGTCTGGAAAACCGATTAAATTTCTAAATAATAAAAATTTTAATTCAATTTAAATTCAATTTTAATCTAAATATATTAAAATTGAATTAAGTTTAAAAATATAATTATATTTAATATTAAATATGTCAGCACACGGAATTAGAACCAAACGTATTTGGACAGATTTAATGCGAGTTAATCCTATCGCTACAAATAATGCAGATATCTGGAAAAATCTAATTCATGTCAGTTATACTAATGATGACACAACTGATGTAAATGCGTGTTTGTTTGGTCCAAGTGATACTCCATACGAGAATGGATATTATTTCTTTAATATAAAGTTTCCTAATGACTATCCATTTAGTCCACCTAAAGTAAAATATCTTACAACAAATGGAGTTAGATTTAATCCTAATTTATATGCGTGTGGTAAAGTATGTTTATCAATTCTGGGAACATGGACAGGACCTTCATGGACTAGTGTTCAAACACTTGAATCTGTTCTTTTGTCTATTCAGAGTTTATTAAATAATAATCCACTAAGAAATGAACCTGGGTATGAACTTATTCCTGAAAATGATAAAAAGAATATTGAATATAATAATTATATAAATCATTCAGTATATAAGACAGCAATTCATTATATGTTGAATAATATACCTACAGAGTGTGAGGTATTTCTTCCATTGATTAGAAATCATTTTGTTATGAATTTTCCAAAAATAGAAGATAAACTAAATAAATTGATAGAAAAATATCCTAATATAGATACATTTGGAACCAGTGTATATGGAGGGAGTGTTAAAGGTTCATATCAGTATGTTCTAGATAAAATTAAAAAAGATTATAATATTCTTCGTTTTGTTGTAAATCCAGAAACAGATATATACACAGTTACAGATGATTGTGATATAACTTATACAGAATATGTTAAAATGACAGAAATAAGAAAAGAAGAAGAAGACAAAGAAGAAGACAAAGAAGAAGACAAAGAAGAAGATAAAGAAAAAGACAAAGAAAAAGACAAAGAAAAAGACAAAGTACAACAATCACAACAAGATAAAAAAGAAATTGTCAATAAAAAACTTGTTTCAAATGCTAAAAGTGGTCCAATTAAATCAAATACTAATATTAAAGCAAAAACTTTAAATATAGACGATATAATTGTTTGTGAACAAACAAATCGAACGTTTAAAGTTACATACGATAAACTTGGTAGAAAAAGATGGAAAATTATAGTTTAATTTGTATGTATAAATTAAATGAGTAATCTTAATAGTATTGGTGAAAATATTAGACGTTTACTTAACAATCAACAAAGACAACAAAAACAACAAAGACAACAATTACATGTAAGTGAAACAACAGAAAATCGAAGATTTAAAAAGACAAATATGCATGTACAAATTCCAAAATATATCTATATTGACAATGTTGAATATGAATTAAATAAAAATATAGGTGGACATATATTTTTTTATGGCAATGATTATGTTATGAAAGTTAATAAATTCTCATCTATGATAATTAAAGAAATCACAATATATGAAAAATTAAAGAAGAATTTAGATCAGAAATGTAAAAATAATATTATTAATTATATTGGAAGCGGTGACTTAGAATGTACATCATGTTTACCAGAAACATTTAAATTTTTAATTTGTACGAAGGGATCATTTGATATGTTTGAATATATATTAAATGAAGTTGAACCAATAGGTGGTTTTGGAGTATTTACAATGATAGAAATTTTAAAGATAATGAGACAAATTGCATATGGAATTCAATGTATTCATAACTCAAATATTGTTTATGTAGATTTGAAATTCGAAAATATTCTAATTGATAATAAAAACCCAAAAAAACCGATAATAAAGATATTTGATTTTGATGGTTCACATAACAATAATAATAATATTAAAAGAATAACTTATTCTTCTACTACAATGAGTCCTGAATTAAAAAGATATAATCATGAACGAAATAAAGGTAATCTTGATAACATAACATACCCTACTGATATATGGAGTATTGGTATAATGTTTGTTCAAATAATGAATGCATTTAGTATATTTCCCATTGATGAATATTTAAATGCAGATGATGATACAGATGAAAAAATATTTAAAAGTGTATTTGAAAAACATACTGATGGTGGATATTATTTCCAACAAATTAATTCAATGGAAAAATTTAAATATATTAATAAAGAAGAAAATAAAAAATTATGGAATTTAACAAAATTGTTAGTAAAAAGAATGATTCGATTAAATCCTAAAAAACGTATAACTATAGATAGTGTAATTAAAGGTATAGATTATATTTTAAAAATCAAATATTTAGATACTAATACTATAGAAAGAATAATAAATATATTTCCAACATATGAAAATATTTAATTATCCCAATATCTCATATCATAATCTATTCGTAATTTTAAAGTATATATACCAGCAATAAATATAAAAATAGATAAAATACTTATAAATAAATCTAACATACTTTATAGTGTAAATGTATATAAACTTTATACTATAAATATCAAAAATTATACAATAAATTGGTTTCGACAACTTGGACAATTTTTGTCTTGTTGTAAAAGACGATGAAAACATCGAATATGTAAAAAATTAAAACAAAAATCACATTGATGTAAACTACACAAATCTATATCATTTTTAACTAATGGTTCAATACATATAGAACATTCAATGTCATTATATATTTTTTTTATTTCTTTTAAGTGTTCTGAACTATCAAGACGACTTTCTTCTATTAACATAAGATTATCTAATATATTTGTATAGTATTTTGGTAATAAATAGTACGCATAATCATTTATATTATATATCCTTTTTAATGCTAAAAATATATGAGGACATAATGAACGAGGTTTAAAATCACTACATATACATTTAGGATTAAAATTTATTTTAATAGGATAAAATATATAACCATCTTTAACTCTGAGATGATATTTTTTATATGATGAAACAATCATATTTTTTCGTATTGACAAATCAATATTATTTGTAATAACTTTGCTTAATATCATAAAATATTTATACAATATATAAAATATAAATTTTTAAGTATTAACAAATTTATATTTTCACAAATAAACAAACTTAAATCAAGTAAAATAACATTCGATTGACCCATTCTGTGGTTTCTTTTTATATTCACCTCTATCTATTGCTTCGTAAAATTCAATAACATTTGGATGTGTTTTTATTTTTTTCTTATTAAAACCAGACAATGTAAGACCATCAAGTGTTCGTACCCTAGATAAAGCAACATATGCTTGTCCATATTCAAATATAGAATCACCAATATCAGTTTCAACAAAATCAATTGTAGTACCCTGCGATTTATGTATAGTAAATGCATAACCCAAAATTAACGGAATCTGTGAATAACTGATTTCAACTGTATCTTCGTCGAACGTCCAAATATGTCTAATAATTTTTTCTTCAATTCCATTAATAAATTTAACTACTGGAAAACCATTATCAAAACTTGTTATAATTCCCCTACTTCCATTTATCAAACCATACTCAATATTAATATTCGTTGTAAGCATAACTTGACACCCAATTGCCAATGTTAATGTGTTTTCAGCGTTAACATCTTTTATAACCTTTAATTTGAGATATTCAACAATTTTTTCATTTAGTTTTTTAGTTTCATCTTTTTGTTTTACGGATAATTTATAATCATATATATGTCGTTCTATATCAGAACTTAATAGAACACTTAAATTAGAACGATTAATAGATGAAACCATTTCTTTTCTAGCATACAAAATAGTGGGCATAATTCCTGAATCATTTTTTAATTCTGCCCCCAACCTTGATTTAAGGATCTTTCTCGTTGCTTTCGAACATTTACCCATTCTTATTTCACTCAAACAATCTTGAAATTCAGTATTAGATTGACGCATATTCTCTTTCAGATATATGGTCTCATCGAGAAGTTCCTTCCAAAGAGGTGATTCAAAACAGAACTTAGTGGATTTAACTGCAGGAAGTTGACAAAAATCACCAGACAATATAATTTGAACACCACCAAAAGGTATTTCAATACGTCTTTTAATATTACGAGCAATATAATCCAATTTTTCAAATAGTTCAGGACTAAGCATAGACACTTCATCAATAATGATTGTTTTGATTCGCATCCATTTTAATTTTTTAGTAAATGCTTTCATAACGTTTTTTAATAAAATATCTGCTGATTGTTCTCCTACCCCAATACCAGCAAATGAATGGATAGTTTTACCTCTTGGAAGTAATATAGCAGAAACACCAGTAGTACTAGTTACAGCAAGATAGTCTAAACTTTTTTCATCAAACTTATTTTGATGCCATTTAATATATTCTTTCATAAGTTCAGTTTTTCCTGTTCCACCAAGTCCTGTAATAAAAATATTTTCCCCATTTTTCATTGCGTTAAGTGCTGTTTGTTGCAGTGTATTTAACAACATATACTAATAAATATATCAATATATTCTTATATAATAGAATATATTCTTATATATTTGATTTATATATATATATATATATATAATGCAAACTCAAGAAGATTTTATAAAAAAATTATCTAAAAATATTATAGACAGTTTAAAGTGGTATACCGGTACTGGTTTTGGTAATTTTAATCAAAAATTACGAAGTGGAGAAGAACTTACTCCACTCCAAGTTAAACATCTAAAAAACATAGACGAAGCATATGACAAAGTACCCAGACTTAAGAATGATATTATAGTTTACAAAGGGAAAAAAAGAAGCACTAATTTTTCCGACAAAGCATTTATGTCTACATCTTATAATTATGATGATGCTTTAGAGTTTACTGATATGGGAGAGAAGAATTGTTGTATTATGGAAATAAGAGTTGTTAAGGGAAGTAAAATTTTACCAATAAAAAGTATATCAAAACATCCAAATGAAAATGAAGTATTATTGGATAGGGACGGTAACTTACAGTTAACAGCTGTATCAATAAATAAAAAAATGAAAGTATTACATTTAATATATACACCAAAAAATGCAATGAAAATAGAAAACGAGTATTCTCTAACTAATTTTTTAAAATCTAATAAAACGCTTATGAGATTTTCAGTTACATTCAACAAACATACAAATAACTTAGTTAGTAATAGGGGAAGAAATAAACCACACCAAAAACCCCAACAAAAACCCCGACAAAAAGTTCCACTAACAGTTCTACTATACAATATTACCAGAAAATCAACAGGTAGTCTCTTACCTAAATTACCTAAATAAAAACAAATTTACGAATCACCATATTCACGTTGTTTATATGTATCCATATCTTCTACACCCATATCCTTATTACATATAGAACATACTGCTTCAAGATTTTCAAGAGTATTCTGTCCTCCATATAGAACAGATAATTTATGTCCGCATTCAAATTCAAGAAAACTGTTTAAATAAACGTCACAAGTATAACATTTTTGATTATTTTGGGTAACTGATTTTTCCCATACCTTTGTTTTTAATCTTTTTGGTATATGTTTTCTTTTTGAGTAAGAAAGATGATTCATTTCATTATAATCTTCCCCAGAAAGAACATTTTTCATTATCCTATCAATCCATTCGTGTGTTTCCCCATATATACCAAGATATAGTGGGTATGCACCACCTTTTTCAGATACTTTGTTAAGCATAAAATCAGAACGATCGATCCAAGACTTCCAATCAATAAACCCAGAATGCTTATAAAAATTATTAATTTCTTCAAAAAGATTGATAATATCATCTATATTTTTTAAATCAAGTTTATTAACAAAATCCTTTTCATCAAGTTTAGTAACCATATTATCAAGATTTATATTTGGTTTATGTGGATTATTTTTAGTAGATACATACCTATTATATTTATTATTAATATGTTTTCGAAGACCATTATATATAACTTGTGCTTTACTTGTTTTACACAATTTAACAGGTTTTGAACCATTTACACTTTCGAATACAGAATGCATTTCTTCCAGTGAATTTACTTCATGAATATGAATAGTCAAATCTAAAGACTGATAATTTGGAAGTGAAGAAAGAATATAGTATCGATGTTGTCCATTAATAAGATAAAAATTATCATTTAAGTATCCTATATCAAAGATACCCAAATCCAAATATCCATATGTATTATGCTTACTCAATATTAAATGTCTTAGATTATCAGTCCATTTAATATCAAGTTCTCTTTGAATATCAGGAATATGTATATTTACGATTTTTAAGAAATCATTTGCGTTTAAAGTTATTGCATCTGTTTTAGATGATGATGCTCGTAATAACCCTTTACAATGCGACATATTTCTTTTTGCATATAAATCATTAAGAATTGGATTATTATATGACATAGTAATGAATGTAATTTAAAACATATAGTATTTCAACTTTACACCCTCGGAAATTTAAAATGGAACAAAATAATTATATATTATAATTATAACTATGAAACATAAAACAGAAGATTATAAAATTAGTGCTGTTAAATATTATATTAATAATGATTAGCATCTTTCATTTCATCCAAATCATCAGTTGTTAATGTTATATTTTGGGATTTATAATTCAATGCTATATGTGGCATAGCCATTTTTGGGTCAGTCGGTAATTTATGCAATGGAACATACGGTGCAAAAAAACTATCTTTTAATTCTACTTGAACTTCTTCATATTGTTTATCTGGTAATGGATTATTGCTTTTGCATTTGTCGCATTTATGTATGTTTGTTTTATTTTGCTTAATTTCTTTTATCATTAACATATCTCCTAAATTATCACCATAATGATATTGATATGTTTCGTCAATTTTATCTAAATATACTTCTAGTCTATAATTTTCAGGTACTATTCTATTGCCATCTTCATCAAATATTTCTTCTATTTTAACTTTATTATGAACAGGTAAATAATACGGATTAACATGTTCTGTTACATTACACTTTTCATATGCTGTTTCAGATATAAATGCCTTTGTTATTTTTTTAGTAATATCCACATCAAATGTATTTATAAATGAACCATCTTCAATTTCTTGATAAGATAATACTCTCATACATAAGTGTTTCGTTTCACCAATACAATAATAAAATTTAATAATATATTTGTTATCAATTAATGGGTCATCTATGACAGTACTATTTTCTTGAATACACTCTAAACACCATTGTTTACATAAAGGATCAGTTAATGCAAGGTTATCTGTTTCAGCAAACCAATTAAAATGATTATATTTGGTTTTTTTTACATGTATTAATTCTCCGATACGATGTATATACACATATGGTTCTGGATTACTCCAAAAATTAATTATTTTTTCTTTTATAAAATTCATACTTTATAATATGTGTTATTTTTTAAATCAATTTAAAATTTGTTAATCAATTTTAAATTTCCGAGGGTGTAAACCATTGTCATTGAAAGGACATATAATACGTTAAATTAAATTTATAAAATTGAAACTTATATTATTTAACGAGTAAATGACTTGTAATTCTGCGATTATGTCCGAACAGAATAAATATCCAGTAGGAAAATTTGGATTTATACCATATGATATGGATAGATTGCTATTGATTAGTGCATTCAATGCACTAGATGGTGCAGTTTCTGGATTTCAATATACCCCAAATTGGATTGCACTTAGGACACATAAACCACCAGTTGATTCCGGATTTATGTTTTGGAGTAATCCTCCCAAAGAAATACAAAATGTAATGGATATAATTGAGAAAGATTATCCTGGTCATAGTGGTATGACATTTGGTTGGACTATGCGACAACTTCAGTATATTGCTGTAAATGGTTGGGATGAATATGTTAAATTTTATATTGAAAATATCAAATAAATAATAAAATTTAATAATTAATAAAATTTAATAAAATTGAAAAAATTTTTTTATACTTATAAATGAGTCACAACATTGGAATTAAAAATATATGTTGTGAGATAGATAATGAATTTTCATCAAAATATAATAAAAATGAAATCAATAAAACAGTATGTCAAGATTTTATTAAATATGGTAAATGTTCTCATATTTATTCATATAATCATAATGGTATTAATATAAAAGGTTATTGGCATCCGTTTAATAATGAAACAATTAAAACAGAGTCGAATATTTAAAGCAATTCTTTAATTCCATATTCAAATTCAATCTCTTGTTTCCATCCAAATATTTTTAATTTATCATTAGTAATAAAATATCTTTTATCATTAAATGGTCTATCAGTAACGTATTCAATATAATCTTCAAAATTATCTGTATTATGAATGTATTTAATTAATTCTTTTGCAACTTCTAACACAGTTTTTTCGTGTTCTTCATCGCTACCAATATTATATATTTCTCCAATAATACCATTATGTAATATAGTATCAACCGCAGTGCATACATCATAAACGTGAATAAATGAACGTATAGCACTACCATCTCCGTGGATAGTACATTTATTACCAGATTTCAATTGTAAAATAAATTTGGGGATTATTTTTTCTGGATATTGATTTGGACCATACACATTATTACATCTGGTAATAGTGCATTTAATATTATATGAATGGTAATATGCATTTACAAACATTTCAGCAGCTGCTTTACTAGCTGCATATGGATTTGTGGGACATAATAAGGACATTTCATTTTTAGGTTTATCACCTATTAGTGATTCCCCATACACTTCATCAGTACTAAAATGTAGCATTTTAACATCGGGTTTAAATAAACGAATTGCTTCAAGAATTGTATGTGTTCCTTTTACATTATCTTCTGTAAAATTAATTGAATCCTCAAATGAATTATCAACGTGTGATTGAGCTGCAAAATGGATTATATTAGTTATAGAAAATTTTAAAAATAATTCTTTTAAAATTGTAATATCTGTTATATTACCTTCAATAAAAGAATAATTTGATGCATTTTTAACATTTTCAATTATATTATTGATAGAAGCACAATAATACAATGCATCGATATTTATAAATTTATAATTTGGATATTTCAAGACAGCATAATTTAGAAAGTTAGAACCAATAAATCCGCAACCTCCGGTTACTAATATGTTCATATTATTAAGTTATAATATTTGTTTTGTTTAAGTATGAATATCGAAATGCTTGATATTCTTTTTAAATACCATATTAAAATTTTAATTAAAAATAAGCAAACAAATTTATTCAAACCATGTAAAAGTGTTGAAGTTTTCAAAGATTTAGATATAAATAATAATATGCTTATTGAAAGAGACGAATTTAAAATATTTATTGACAGTATTGTATTAAGTAATAAAGAACGACACGAATCAATTGATAAAATTATCAATCAATTGTTTGATAAATATGATTTAAATAAAGATAATCTAATTGATTATTATGAGTTTCTAAAATTAATTTAAATATTAATTATCAGTTACTAATCATAGAACCACCATAACACCCAGTATTTTTAATATAATCAAAAGGATTGGCAAAATCAAACTTTATAATATGTATTAATTCTTCTTCTTTTTTAGTAATTCGAATTGAATAATCTTTTAGAGATTTTGGCAATCCCATAGATAATAGATGATTCGTTTCCGAATGTTTTTTTAAAATTGATAAAAATGAACGCATTGTATTTGGATTTTTATTTACTCCAAATTTAGCACCAATTATATTATTAGTTTTCCAATTCATAATAACTTTTATATCTATGTCAGGCAAATCTTCTATATCTTCTATAATTTTTCTATATAAATAATCTTGTTTCGAAGGAGTATATGTTTCAAATATAGTTTCAATACCTATACTAAGCATATACTTACGAATCAAATATATATCATCCAATGTTATATCATTAATATTTATATTTTCATTAATATCTTCTTCAATTTCTTTATCGTCATCTTCATCGTTCTCATTTGTTCGGATATAATGTTCTAAATCATTTGTTTCACCATTTTTTAAAATAATTAATCCCAATATAAAAAGACTTTTTAGCGAATCAAATATTTTCCGGGGACTTGAATCATTAGATATAAGTTTTATGTCATAATAAAATGGTTCTTGAACATCCTCTTTAAATATATCCCTAATATTACTTATGTAATTTTGAAAATTATTGTTCATAGTATAATATATTACAACAAAATAGTATTTTATACATTAAATAAGAGCATATTAATAAACTATTTATTTTGTCATTTGAATAATTGCAACAGTTATTATTGCAATTAATAATATAATCATAACTCCATTTGTTTTTTTTTTAAATTTTATAATAGTCTTCGATTTTGGTTCAAGTTCATTAGCAAGTTCAATCGCACTTGTAATAGCATATTCAATTCTTGTAACACTATCTACTCTATTATTATGAGGACCTACACTAAACAAATTATCAAGTTTTCCCATCTGATTTAAAAATCCTAATTTAGTTCTACCAAATGCAGTATCTTTAGATGTCCATTTACCATTAACTTTCACAACACCGTCATAAACAGTAGTTTTAATAGGTTCATTATTTATTTGCGTGTGTTCTTGAATTTGTCTCCAAGCTTCATTCACAACTTCATCTTTTTCTAATTCATTAACAGTCTTTTTAAGATGACTACTATAAGCATTAAAATCTACTATGGTACACGAAAGGACTGATACAATCGATTCATCGTGGGTCGCACCATTTGTTTGATATTTTGATTCTTCTAATATAATAATATTCCAATCTCCCATACACGAAGAACACCAATCAGTTTTGTATTTTATTTTTTTATCAAAATGTAATTGAAAACCAAATGACGAATAATGTGATTTTTCAACCCATTCTTTTAACCACGAATAAGATTTCCAATTATTTTTAACATCTATATTACTTTTTTCAATAACATTTAGTAATGCAATTGGAGGCATTGCAAGTACATAATTGTCAGCACCAATAGTTATACCTACATCATCGGATGAAGTATTTTTAATAAGAACATCAGATACTGTTTTAATATCTCTATTTTCATCATCATTTGTATTAATAGAATCTAAATAATAACCTGTCATTATGGTTACATTAGGTAGTGATTTGAGGTAGTTATATATTTTGTTTATCCATAACTCTGGATCCTTAAATTGTACAAATTTTGTGTCAAAATTTAGTGTAATGCTAAGAAAATCTTTCATCATTACCTTTTCAGGAATATTTTGTAATGCTATTGATAATATTCGTATAAATTTCTTACCATTATCAGTTATATTATTTTGATTTAACCATTCATCAACAGTTAATTCATTGCGATAGAACAAATTTGATATATAAGAAATAAATAATTTAATCATATCTGAAAATTCCAAATTATTATATAATTGTTTAATGATTCCAAACATACCATTTTTATATGTTTCAACTATTTCATCGTCAACGATAATCCCTATATGTTTAAGAATAGCAAAAAAGTGTGGGGATAATGTTGATAAAACGTGTGGAGAATGATGTGTGAAAAAACCATCAACCCATTCTACTCTCCAACAACCACCAAGATTTTTTTCTCTCTCAACAAGTGTAACATCGTGACCAGATTCTGCCAATAATAATGCAACAGTTAATCCTGTTGGACCACCACCAAATATGGCAGTATGTGTAGATTTTTTATTCATATTATATATTTTGATTATAAAAAGAAACCAAAATAAACAAATTAAATAAAATTAAACAAATGTATTAGACAAATTAACAAAAATTTATAAAAGTATTTTATTAGCGATATCTATATTAGTATATTTTTTAATTATATTATATGCAATCCATTTATTATTTATAAATGTAAAATACTTACCTGATAATGGATTACTTGAATAGGAATCCCAATCAAATCTTCTATCAATAGCTTCTTGTACTATTTCCCAATTATAATGTCTGTCCACATCGGATTCATAATATATATAATCATCTTCAATCATTAATGTCAGATATTCTTCATTACTATCAAAAATCGATTCATTATTTGGTTGAATCCATTCCTTATTTGGGTTAGAATTTATAATATCAATTGTTATATTTGGATTAAGTGATAAAAGTTCATATGACCATTGTTTATTTGGATTATTTTTAACAATATCCCAAGTAACTATAGGATTGCGTGATAACCATCTCCAACTCCAAGGTAGGTTTATATTATTTTTAACTATATTCCAAGTAATATTAGGATGTATACTCAATTCTCTCCAATCCCAACATAAATTTAAATTATTAAGAATATAATCAAACCATTTGGTACAATATTCTTCTTTCCAATAACTCTTTAATATATATGGAATATCATTATATGTATTGGATAACGAAGGATACGATAACATAATATAATATAATATATCAAATCTTAATATATTTTTATAAATATTTAAATAAAAAATATTAATATAGTTAAACTATAGTATGTTTATTAAATTAAAAAATAAATACAAACAAGAGTTTTATAATAGGTGGTTTGAATTTATAGATAATAATCCATTCTCGCTATCTAAAGACTTTCGTTATCTTAATTATTGGGATTGGGATACATTATCACGACATCCATACATTACTATTGATTTCGTTAAAAGAAATTTAAATAAACCATGGAATTGGAAATGGTTAACAATAAAAGAAAATATTAGTTTGAATGATATTAATGAAAATATTGAGTTACCTTGGTGTTGGATGACAATGTCTTCAAGAAAAGATATAACATTTGATTTTATAAAGAAAAACATAAATAAACCATTTTATTGGTATGACTTGAGTAAAAATAAGAATATTGACTGGGAAACAATTAAAAATAATTTGAATGAAAGATGGTATTGGTTAGCAGTATCAATGAATACTAATATAACATTCGATATTGTTAAAAACAACCCAAATATGCCTTGGCATTGGGAAGGAATATCTATGAATTCAAATATAACACTTGATGATGTAAGAAATAATATGGATAAACCTTGGAATTATATATGGTTATCATCAAATGTAAATATCGAATGGGATTTTATTATTAAAAACTCATATAAGAATTGGAACTGGTCTGAATTATCTGGTAATAAAAACATAACGTTTGATATTATAAAAAACAATTTGCATTTTCCTTGGAATTGGACAAGAATATCTCGCAGAGTTTCAAGTGATATTGTTATAGATAATCCACAATTTAACTGGGATTGGACTACACAAGGTTTGTCAACAAATTCAAACACCACACTCGAATTAATAGATAAGTATCATTATAAAGATTGGGACTGGTGTTCATTGTCATCGAATCCTAATATGACATTAGAATTTATTAAGAAATATCCCACCAAACGATGGCATTGGGATGTTATATCACATTCTCATATAGCAACATGGGATAATATTAGATTTAATCAAGAATGTAATTGGTGTATGTCAAGTGCATCTACAAATCAAACGATAACATTTAATATTATAAAAAATTATCGAGATATGAACTGGAATTTTTACAACGTCTCAATGAATCCAAATATAAGTTTAGATATAATATTAGATAATAAAGATTATCACTGGAATTTCAATGCATTATCATCAAATATGATGACAAAATCTTGTAATAAATATGTTAATAAAAAGATTAACGAATTAACGATAATGATATTAAATCGTTATGTTTATTATGATATAAGTATGATAATAATAGGTAAATTAAATTATTAATTAATGACAATTCAATTAAATATTAAAATTAAAATGTTAATGATATATAATATATATTTAATGACTAATAAATTGTATTTTTTTAATTATAATTTTGATTATATGGGTAAACTAGGTTTAGAACTAGAGAATATATCTATATCTAATACTATAAAAAATATAGAGAGTATAGCAGATTCAGTATTAATAGAAAAAACGGATGATATTAAATATGATTCTAAAACAATGTCAATAATAGTTCATTTTGGTAATGAAAGTGTAGATAAAGTAATATGTTATCATAATGATATAATAGAAAACGAATTTCATAAGAAGATATTATTAGATATGAGTAAATATGTTTTGTATAATGATGATTATGACATAAACTCAGGGCATATATTAGTATCAAAATTTAGAAGTGATTTACTTCAAGTAGACCCAAATAGACATCATGAAGAAATAATAGTATTTGGTGATGGAAAGATAACAAGAATGGGTATAGGAAGTTCTTGGTTTATTTTTAAAGATTTTCCTATAAACATACCGATATCACATATAAATAACTATACAAATGAATATCAATATACATATATGAATTAGTTTATTTTTTTTTCAAATTATTAATATACATATTTAATAAATTTTAATGATAATGGTGGTCTTGAATATATTGGGAGAACAATAATAGAAATTATATTTTTATTTGGTATTAGTATATGGTGCAATTCAAAGATAATCCTAGATACAAAAGGGTTTCTATTAAAGATAAGAATGGTAAAAAAAGAGTAGTATATGTTTTAAAGAAGCGTTTAAAGGGAATTATTGGTGGTGGACGTAGTACATATAAACCTAAATCTATACCTGGAACCGTACCTACTAGTCATATACGCCGTATACGCCGTAATAAACCTCCCCAAGAAAAACTTAAACAAATATTCAAATACAACAATCGGTTACGAAGATATCAACAGTCTATTAAACCTCAAATACATAATACATATATCATAAATTGTCATGGAAGAATAGATGATACGTTGCCTCCATTTGAATTGAAAAAAAATCATAATACTATAATGTTAACTAAATATGGTTGTTTATCAACTGCAACTGGTAATGATATACTTAATGAAAAAATTAAAGAAATATATATGAAAGGATTAACGTTATACAAAGAAAATGATAATTCACCATATATAAATGATAACGGTAAACAAATTAATGCAGAAATATGTTCCCATATATGTGGAAGAGTTTTTTCAGACAAAACATGTGGTATTAAATGTCTAAATACTAATTTGATGACTATACAGAATGGGCGTGAGAATAATTATATAAATGATTTATATTTGAGTTTTGATAATCCTAGTGGTGCTCCTTTTAATATAACGCAAATAGTAAACGAAAATGGAACAATACAATCTTCAATAATTGGAGGACCTCCTACGGGTGACAGACATAAATTATCCGATATTATAGGTTCTTTGGGAGAAGCAACATATATAGTTATTACGTGTAGATTACCAGAGAATTTAGATGATATGTATAGATATTATGATATGTTAAAATATAAATATAAACAGACAGACTTAAATATATATAAGAATTATTTAAATTCATTAAACGAAGAATTTAGAAAAGAAACCCAGGCACAAATAGAAGAACCTAAACAGTTATATGAAATTACAAATCCAGCATTAATTAAAAAAATAATGGAAAATAGAGAATCAAGAAGAAAAATAAGATTGGGAAAATATAATCCAAATCTCGAAAAAAAATTACGTCAAAATTATCATAATACTAGTTTAGCTCATGTGTTTTCATAAATCGATGGGAAATAAAATCATATAAGTGCGTTATCTAAAATCCATTTTATTGCGGTTTCAATAGGTTTATCAGTATAAACATCTGGTATTATCTCTTCTTTTTCATGAAAAGTACCATCAACAGTTGTTACGTATGAAACTGTAAGGTTAAGTGAAATATCATCATCCACAACATATGGTTCATTAATAGATAACTTTCCACCACTAGGTTCACCAAATAATTTAATATTTTTTTCATTACGACAAAAGATACTAGCACATAGTTCACCAGATGATATAGTATTTTTCCCAATAAGTATTGCAATAGGATATGGTAAGTATATATTATTTTTATATTTAGAATTGTGTTTAATATTATCTTTAACCAAGTTAATCCATTTGTTATCTTTATTTTCTACTTTTTTATTTGACCAAGCAAATAGACTAGTTTTATATAATATATCTGATAATGAATTCACAAATGGATAAAACCAACCACCAGTATGATTTCGTAAATCTATAATAAGACCATCCATATCTCTTTTTTCCCATTTACGTAAATTCAATCTAACACTATCAACAAGTGTATTATATTCAATACATTTTTCATACTTATCATATGTATCAAGGTAATAATTGTAATAAGTAATTATACCAATACCACTCTCAAATGAAAAATCAGGAGGTCGTTTATCAGCAAGTGTCTGATTTGAACCAATTAAAATACTAGAATGCTTATGATAACTATTTACATATTTAGTAAGAGCATTATAAAAGTCAGTTTTGTTTTTATAACTATCACACATAACATATGGTTTCCAATCGTTTACAATATTAGGAATACCATACTCATTGATATGATTAGTTATTTTAGATACAATATTTTTTTGATAATCTACCATACATTAGTAATGTAGGGTATAATTCTTTAAATATAAGATTATTTATTTAATCTAAACTTTAGTGGGGATTACTCCAAGGACCAAGAGTTTGAGTAACATAGTTATAGAATTCGAGTAGAGTCCATTGTCCATGTGGATTACTGACAGATTCAACCAAACTGAATGCATTATCAAAATGCAGTTGCCATATATTCTGTCGCGCTCTCAAATCTGCTATCCAATTAGCGTGGGATTCTGGAGGATTAGTACAATTTCTAGGAGAATTGAAACCATTAAAACCGGCACGTTGAATGTATTTACTTAAAATATTTTGTCCAACTTTACTATGTATAGATGTTTGTCTTAAAGTTCTTGGATTTGTTATTTTAGTATAATTGGTTTTCTTATCATTGTTCTGTTTATTGGATGTCATATATATAATAAGTAAATATTTAAATTAAACGAGGATGTTAAGAGTATAGTTAATGCATTGTTCTTAATATACCATAACTAATTTTGATATCATTGTGTTTACCATTGACATCAATGAGGTATGTTTGTTTTAATGCTTCTATATAACTTGATGGAGAAGATCCATACGCAAAACAATCAATTACATCAATGATATATCTAGATTTATGTCTTTTCTCTAATAGAAATATGATAATATCTATGATATCATCGTATTGCTCTTGTTTTATATTATTATTATTCATTCTTATAATTATTGCATCATAATATTTTGTCATACTATGTATTATAAAATGTTCGATAAGTTGCCTTTTCATAAATATTGACATAGTACTAATTTTAATCATAGTAAATAATTATAGGAATAGAACTTTAAATAATCAAATAGAATCAAAATACAAACAATTATGATGTAAATATGTTTATCATAGTATCAAAAGTATGGATATATATCCCATAATACAATGTATTGCCGGTTTGATACTTAAAGAACTATATCAAGTTGGATATTATATTTTAAGACCATAATATGGTTTGATGGAATATTATTTAAATAAAAAATTTTAATTACAATATTTTATAGTTGATTTCCAAAACTTATTTTGTTTTTCAAGTTCTTGTATTTGTTTATATTTTTTAAGTTCTTCAAAATAGGTTGTCCATACACAATTAGGACAATTATCGCCACAGCATTCCCAAGAGTTAGGTGGTTTGGGTGGTGATGTGCTTTTAGTATGTGTTAGTCTGATAAGTAAACTTCTCATATTATTTCCTACTAATTTAATTAACATTGTTATTACTTAATACTATTCATAAATCTTTATTATAAGTTATCTACAATGTTAATATAATTAGATTTTATTTAAAGAACTATATTAAATTGAATTTATTTTAAGACCATATTATGATGTAAATATTAGAGATTACT